TAAATGTCCTGTCCTCTTAGTATTCCAAAGACTTCAATCGAGCCACCAACTCCGCCCATCATTTGAGATGTCTGAGCAGCAGGGATGACCTGTGACCCTCTCGGTAAGTTTACAAGCTCTGGTCCTCTCTCTCCCACCAATGCCATCCCTCCAGGTGCGTTTCTTGTACCGACAGCAAATCTTTGCTTTGATGTTGCTTGTGATATTAATGAACCTAAAGCAATCAACGCAATACCTGCGGCAATTGCTGCATAAGGATTAGCAAGGACCTGATCAAGTGCAAGCTTAGCAACAATTGCAGCCGCACCAATTTTGACCAAATCTTTACCAAGTGATTCAACTGCTTTACCAAGTACATTAAACAAACCAGAAAAGAAATCTCCAAAAGTAGCCGTTCCTGTTATGACTTGTCCTAAAGTCTGTCCAAAATTTGTCGCAATATCTACCGCAGCATTCTCAAAGAAATTGCTAAGTGATTCAGTAAAGTTTTCAAGATTCTTAATGTTTTTAACTCCACCTTCTACCCTTACATCAGGCAGAACTTGTATCCCCTTTAATTCCTTAAATGCTCCTTCTAATTGTGCTTTTGTAGCAACTGCAAACTTTTTGACCTCAGCTGGATTTAATGCAGATTGAAGATTGCTTACTTGTATTTGTAATTTAAGAAGACGATTATCACTTGGTGTCAAATTAAACTTCTGAACCAAAGTAGTTATAGCTCCTTCAACAAGCTTAAAATCTTTCTGAATTACATCAAATCGTGGAGTTCCAAGAATACGAGCAAGTAAATCCTCATCAGCAATGTTTTTGCGTAGTTTAGCAATTACTGAATCAACTGTCTCAACATTTTTTAACCTCTCTTTTGCCGCTTTTTTCTCTGCTTCAATCCTTCTATCTTCTTCCGCTTTAATTGATCTGTTTTGCGCTGCAATTTGTTCACGAGCATCATATAAGTCCTTCTCTTGCTGTACTAAATCAGAAACGGCTTTTTTGGCATCCTCCAAAAGCTTTGTTTGCTCTTCTGTTGGTTCTAATGGTGTAGCCGAAGAAACTTGGTTATAAGTCTCTCTCGCTTTTGTTAAATTCTCCTGTACTTTTACAAGCTTCTCAGATGTAGTAATAAAGTTTGCCTGTGCCGCTAAGAATTGCCCCTCAAAATCACTGCCAAATCTTGCAGTGATATTAAAAGCGTTTGTCTTTTGCGCTTGATCCAATTGATCAGAGAAGGACTTAAAATCCGCATTTGCGTTTTTTATATCTTCAGCAAGTTGGACCATCTTTTGATCCAATACTTCCGCTTCTTTAGTCGTGCTGAATAATTCACTTGCAAAAGTTGTCAAAAGTGCCGTTCCAACACTCACAGCAAGACCAAGGCCTGCAGGACCAGCAAGCCCTTGTACTAATGACTTTAATGCGCCACCTGTAGTGCCTGTCTCAGCTTTTAATCTTCCAAATGATTCTATAAGAGGTGAGATGTTGTTCTGAATGGCTATAAATCCGAATGGCGCATCTTGAGCAATTCTGCCTAAGTTAGTAAGAGATTGTGTTGCTTGTGCTGCACCTGGTTTAAGTGAGCTGTTAAGTGCTTGCCCTGTCTTCTGCGCTTGATCTGCAGTTGTCTTTAATGCGGATGTTGTATTGTTCAAGCCCTTCTGAACTTGCTCAAACCCAACCGCCGAGGCGACTATCTTTATCTCTTCAGCCATTACTTTACTTTTAATTTATGTCTTTTCAATATCGCCTCATATCTTTCCTTACTCATCTCAAGCTTATTATCAACCTTATCACCCATCGGCCAAAAACTTTCTATGTTCTTTACCGCTTTAGTCCCTGCAAAGCACTCCGCTATACGATAAGAAGCAAAGCGAATGATCATAGCCGATTCTCTTTGCTTCTCGTTGTAACCTTCACACGCAGCGTAAAACTCAATCGGTAAGGCCGTATAATACTGATATGCTGTCCATCCAAGTTTACCAAGGGCAAACTTTAAGTTGTCGTAGCACTGTTCTCTATAACTTTTTTTTTCTCCTCCTCAATCTCTTCTCCCTTCTTCACCAAATCTTTCCAGATCTGCGTCTCTGCCAAAATCTTGCTTGCCTCCTGCGCAATTGTTTCCTTATTTGGCAACTCGTCAATAAGGTCGCAAACCTGTTCAAACGTCAAATCAAGCTCTTCTCTCTTCACGTAGGCATTTCCTTTAAGTCCGCCGTAAATCATGGCGTAAAGGAATCCTGTAGTCGTTTGGGCATCGTTATATTGACCAATCAATTCAATGGCCATCTGATTAAACTTAAGCCCCCTTGGTCTACCACCAAGGACAATTTGTAAATAACTCATGTGTATGTTTTTTATATGTTTAGAAATATCTTACAGCCAAGCAAGACAAATTACTTGTCTTAAAAAAGTTACCAGGTATCGCAGTGCCGTTCCAATCCAAACACTTTACCGTTGTCGCATCATTCTCAGATGATGTCCAGAACAAGTCATATCCAAGCTGCAAAGTATTTGCGTTTTGTAATACGTTTGCCATGTCAGATTCTGTCGGCATCACCCAATCATTATATCCCCCTTGAACTAAATTGAAACAATCCAATGCAAGTGAAGTCACAGTGTTGGCAATGATGGTCGCCGTATTCGCAGTTCCCGAACCATAAGCGACAAGTGTAGCTCCTGTTGCGTTATTGTCTGGCGTTGACCACACACCATAAAAATCGCCGTAAGTCATACCGCCGACAACATTCGCCCCGGTAATAATAATGCCATGCTCACCAGTTCCGTCAAGCCATGCAATCTTACCACCCTCATAAGCATCACCAACAGCAAGACCACCAACCAATTCAATAGTAGGAGTTCCAAATGGCTGAATCGTTCCGGTAAATGTTCCGACAGAATCAAAAGCATAAGTGCTGCTTAACTCTGACAGATAACCTGTTCCATACTCAATCTCATCACCTGCTACTGGTGTCTCAGGAGCAATCTTCCATCCGATAGTGGTCTCACTTCTCAATAATGAGCGCAAGTCCGTTCCACTGATTTTACCAGTGTCAGGATCTTGAAGATGTTGCCCCTCAAATGAGTAGCTTATCTCCAAAGTGCCTGGTGACTTATCAGGTCCGCAAGCTGATGAAGCATCAACAACGGTGACAGAGTCAGACTTACCAACGGAAGTAAGGCACACGACTACATCGTAGTCGGTGCCTCCATTTGGGTCAATGAAAAGCAGCATGTTGCCGCCTTGAACTTTATGTTCAGCCATTTTTTATTTATTATGGTTCTGTAGTCAATGTAGGAGTTCCGTAAGGTTGGATTGTGCCTGTAAAAGTACCAACTGAATCAAAAGCATAAGTGCTGCTCAACTCAGACAAGTAACCTGTACCGCTTTCAATCTCGTCACCAGTTACTGGAGTCTCTGGAGAAATCATCCAACCAATTGTTGTCTTAGAACGCAACAATTGACGAAGTGATGTTCCGCTTATCTTACCAGTTGCAGGATCTTGCAAATGCTGACCTTCGAATGAATAAGACAACTCCAATGTACCAGGAGACTTGTCCGGTCCACATGCTGAAGATGCGTCAACAACTGTGATAGAATCAGATTTACCAACTGATGTAAGACACACAACTGTGTCGTAATCTGTTCCGCCTGTTGGGTCGATGAAAAGTAACATCGTTCCACCGGCTACTTTGTGTTCTGCCATTTTATTTGATTTTTATGGGTTTTATATAATAAAAATATCTTGCTTAAATATCAAAGTACGTGTGATGAAGATTTTTCCACCCAATTCCCCAAATCTTTCAGTCCTATCAGTTTGTACACTCAAATTTAACATTTGTAATCCATATAACGACAAATCTAAGACACTTTTTGAATCGGGCTTAATTGCCTCCAAAATATCGCCAACCGCCGCATTCAATGTCTTGCTGTTATTATATTTATATTCCCAAGAATGGACAGAAAGCTGAATGGTTGTCTGTACATCACTGGAATTATCTGTCGAAGTCTCGTTGCTGGTCGCATCACTCAGAACCGCATAAATCTTGTCCTTCACGTCATCGGGTTCCTCCCCCTCATAACATGGCACAATCGGATTGACAATCTCGTAATATGCCTGTAAAAGTGCGCTGTTAATATCTTTCATTTGAATATCGCTTTTATGTCATCAACCAACTGCGGAAGCTCCGCGTTAACTGATGGGTAAAGGAACGGCTTAGGCCTTATTCCATTAATCATGATACTTCTCGCAATCGGATAAGCCGCCTTATCATCAATCCCTTTTCTTTTACACCATGCCATGATTGACAAGAGAAACTCCTGAAAAGTGCCGCCAGCTGATCCCTTAAAAGTTGCAGCATAACTCGCCCAATCCTGTGGCAAAGACCCGACATAACTTGCAGCATATTTTCTCGTCCCAAACTCAATATAAGCCGCATATCTTGCCGAAGCTTTTACCATCACATTGCCGTCACCGTATTGCTTGCTAATGCTTCTGAGTAATGCGCCTTCATCGCTTGAATTTGCTGCCACTAATCTTTTAGCCATCTCTTCAACCCTATCACCAAAATCATTTAGCGCCGCCTGGACATCGTCCTGTGTGCTTTTACTTAACTCTTCAAAGCGCTTTATCGTTGCGTCCAATCCTTTTACTTCAATGTTAACCATAAATATAAAAGTTGACGGTTGTATTCAATAGCATATCATCAGATTGCGCCCAAGTATCGTTGAATGTCTTAAGCTTCACAGCATCATTATTAATTTTCTCAATGCTGTAATAATATGGCTTACCAAATTGACCCAATCCAAAAACATAATCCTGAAACGGAACAAAACCAGCAAAAGCATTGCTTAACGTCCCCGAATATTCTCCAACACCTAAATAAGCCCAAACAATTGCGCCTATCTGATTTTCAAATTCTGTAAGCACTTCAGGAGCATCTGTACCACTTTGACGCATCTCTGCCCTAAATACCTTGGACGGCGAAATAGCCGCCTTAAAATCGCTCACAAATGCCTTTCCCTCATCAAAAGGGGGACGCAACATCGGAACATAATCACCCGACTGCAATTCCCCAAGATCTGGCAGTGTGCTATATGGTACCTTGTAACTCATTAAAAGTAGATATATGTTATGACCTCATCACTCGCAAACGTCACACCAAATGTCAACGTCCCAAGTGTAGAATTGAACACAACCTGTTTACCCGATGGCGTTCCACCTGTCAACAGCTCAAAGCCGACTCCATCCTTCAGAACCAAGAAAATATTTTTGCCTATCAGATTTCCGTCAGTGATTACATACTCATCGCCAATGGCTGTGTAGTTAACGTATTGAATCGTTGATGTGTCCATCGGTGCATCACTATTTATATTTTCATCTAATTTGGTTGCCTCAATATATTCAAAGGACTTATGCCCTTCCGTCCTTATTTGTATGTAGTTAATTTTATAGTTTTCGTTCTCATACACTATCACATCATTGGACCTTGTCGGTCTCTCCTTCTCATACCTCAAAACAAATATGTGCGTATATGACCATTGGCTTTGTTGGTAGTCATTAAGACTGTTTCCGGTCCTATCTCTCACTTCTGACCATTTACTCCACTCACCTGTGATAACAGGCACCAAACCGCCAAACTCATTTTTTAGCGTAGTATATCTTTTAAGTGTGACCCTTCTGTTTAATTTATACACGTCTGTAAATGTTTAGTAATGACTTTGCAATCGGTCCAATGTCGTCAACTCCCTGGCTTCTATTATCATAAAGATAATACACCTGGTTCAATACAGCCGTTTTTAATACTTCAGGCAAAACTGAATATCCTGCAATGTAATTGACAGTCACATTTGTGTCTTTCGGTGATGCAAGTCTCTTAAATGATATGCCCGACAATGTGTAACCTGTTCCCAACACAAGACTTGTGTCATTCTCATCAGTCACAGATATAATCTCCACAATCGGACCATATGGGATGTAAATATCACCATTGCAATTGTTAAGCACCGCAGTCAGTTCCCTTACCACGAATCCGACGCCAGTGTAAGCTTCACACATCTGTCTCGCCGCTGTTATCAACGCCGTAATCAATGCGTCATCCGTTCCGATGTCAATCTTGCAAAAGTCCTTTGCCTCAGATAACGTAACTGGCTCAATGATGTCGTCATCAATGAACTCAATATCCAATACAGAATTATAGTTAACCATTTTACATTTTTTGAAAAAGCCCCACCCGGTTGTGGGCAGGGCTTTTATATTATCAACTAACCAAAACTATTATGGTAAGTCAGTGTGAAGCGCAGAAGCAGGCAACATTACGTTCAGAGCTTCTTGACACTCGATTCTCGCAGTGATCAAGTTGCGCTGGAAGTTGTCGCTGTCCTCCATAGAGAACTCAACGGCTACAGCTTCAGTCTCTACTCTCTCGATGTAGTCACGGTCAAAGATTGCAATCTTACCAGCACCCATCCAAGAAGCAGGAACGATCGGAGTTCCACTGATAGTGATTCCACCATTTGGCTGACTAACTACTCCACCAGAACCTTGATAGTATCCGTTAGTGTAAAGCAACTTATTCAAAGTAGCAAAGTCAGTGTAGTTAACCAAAGCGTAAGACGCATTAAAGTTATTGTTGTTCTGACCAGCAATCAAATCCATAATATACTTAACAGTGTCAGTCTCTGTAGAAGTTACAGTAGAACCAGCCTGAGCTTGGAAATCAGTATAGAACGCAGAGTTCTCAGCTTTGAAGAAGTCACGAGTAAGGATTCTTACAAGTGTAGTCTCCATCCAAGGCAATTGCTTCATCATTTGCTTGCTGAAACGAGCGAAGCCAGCGATGTAATCTTCAACCACTTTGATTTCAGAGAAATCGTAGTCAATCTGAGTCTTAGGACTTCCCTCAGTTTGAACACTGATAGAACCTTCAGAACCAGTCTCACGATATTGAACATAAAGTCCAGTAGAAGCGATTGCAGTGCTAATAAGATCACGCATGTTAGTCTTCTGAGCTGGAAGGATTGCCTGATTAACAGCGTAAGAAGCAACACCTGATCCATCCAAATTGTTACCCAAAGTCATTGTTCCAACCGCTTTAAGGTCGAATCTGATAGGGTTACCCTTCTTTATGTTTTGGAATGCTTCAAAGTTGCTCTTCAAAGTATCACCGAAAACATCACCGAAAGACTTCTTGTTCTCAGCAGTCTTACCAGTTGATTTAACACGAGTCTGAAGCAAATCGAATCCCTTTAGGATTGCAGCTTGCTCAGCTTTCAAAGCGTTCAATTCAACAGTCATAGCTTTTACAGCTTCAGCTGAATCAGACCCAGCAGCAAACGCAGAGATTTTCTCATCGATGCTTGCAACTACTGACTTCAATTGATCAGCGATTTCACTCTTTGTCTTCTCGGAGATACTTGTCTCAAGAGTTGACTTCAGGCCTTCGAGTTCGGCCATCAATTCTTTCTTTTCCATTTTGATTTTATTAATTTACTTTTTCAGATTATTGTTAAACTCACGTATCATGTCCGCAATACTTTCAGACGGCTGAATGACTTCCATCGGTTCAGTGCCTTTCTTCATATCAAGAACAAGCTGCGCTAATTGTTTACTATGCAAAAGCAACATCTCGATTGTCTCGTCTGTCGCTGATGTGTTCCTACAGAATTTCTCAATTGCCTGCACCCTCGCAACAATCAAATCAACATCTACTTCACTCTTAAGTCCAGTTATCGGAGTCAATGGGTTAGCACCCCAAGCGGTGAGCGATGAACCTTCGTAAAGCTTCAGCTCAGTAATTTCGTTTAGTCCTTGACCTGGATTCTTTATGTAGCTTTCATAGGGTTGCAATTGATTTTTCTTCATAATCCTAAAGCCAATCGAATGTTCAGTAATCAATCCGCTCTCAATCATCTTAATAAAGTCCTGACCAAGTGAATGGCTTCCGACTTGTGACTCATAAGCAAGACCAGTCTTGTCCTCCTTCAAGCTCATAAGCTTACCCAATGGCTGAGATGGATCATGATTAAGCAAGTGCTTAATCCTTGGTTGCTGTGAGTCAGGTCCTTGCTCTTTTATCGTCTTCTTGAATGCACCTGGCCTTATGATGTCTCCATCGCTGTCAACATTATTGAATCGGCTG